TACTGCCCGTTGGCCCCGGCACTGTTGAGTTCGCTCCGGTTGGGCCTGTAGGGCCTGTGGGGCCGGGGACTGTAGAGGTGCACCCGTCGCCCCCGTACTGCCCGTAGGCCCGGTAGGGCCGGGAACCGTGGAAGTTGCCCCCGTAGGCCCCGTAGGCCCGTCTGCCCCGCTAGGCCCCGTCGCACCCGTAGGCCCTGTCGGCCCCGGAACAGTAGAGTCAGCGCCTGTAGGCCCCGTGCTTCCGGTTGGTCCCGTAGGCCCCGGAACGGTAGATGTAGCGCCCGTAGGCCCCGTAGCCCCCGTTGGGCCGGCCGCGCCGCTGGGGCCGGTTGGGCCGGGGACTGTAGAATCGGCTCCGGTGGGGCCTGTAGGGCCGCTTGCACCCGTAGGCCCCGGAACAGTTGATGTAGCGCCAGTGGCCCCCGTAGGCCCCGTAGCGCCTGTAACGCCAGCCCCTGTAGGCCCGGTGGGGCCGGTTGGACCAGCGACAGTAGACGTGGCTCCTGTAGGCCCCGTAGGACCAGTGCTTCCCGTAGGCCCCGTAGGCCCCTGCACAGATGAACTGGCTCCGGTTGCCCCGGTCGCCCCCGTGGGGCCGGTTGGGCCGGTGGGCCCGATGTATTGCAGGAACTGGCCGAAAGCGGCGCGCTTGGTGACGCCGTTCTGAACGACAAGGGTTGTGTCCGTCGCAAGTATCTCGTTAGCTTGCGGGAGCTGCGTGATCCTTGTTGGAATGAGGTTTGTAGGGACGCGGGGATTGTTCGTCATGGTATGAGATACCCGCCTCCGCTTTCATCAATGATGAACTCATCGCCATCTTGCGAAATTGTGCCGCGCATCGTCAAGGCGATGTCGGTGTCAGGCCGAGGATGGAACAGGGAAATCTGTTCAGGCTGGCGCGCAGGCAGGCGGTAAGGATCAAACTCGTCCTTGTCTACATCGCACACATAGAGCCCCGGATAATTGGGATCTGGCGACAGGTCAGTAACCGACATCTTCCGCGAACACCGAGCGCAGATCGCGATGCCGAAGGTTGATTTGCCGCGTGGGTCGTAGAAGACGCTCATCGTGTGTACGGCGAGATGTTGGGGGTGAAGTAGATGGGCGAGTTGTCGCGTTCTTCGTCGTGCGCAATCTTCAACGCTTCGTCAGCCGTCTGCTTAATCGAAGGCAGAAGCGTCATGTCGAAGTTAGGAAGCTCCATTGCAAGACGCCATGAAAGCTGCCAGACGATGGTTTCATACCACCGTTGAGGAATGTCTAGCTCGTCCGTGACCGCGCCAACGTCCATAATGTACCGCTGTTTCCAGATCACGAACTGACCAAACATGCTGGTCGAGTCGGTCACGGGCCATATCTGCATCGTGGGGTAGTCGCGCTGGCGGTCAAACCAATATTGAAGCGGGCGCCCCTGAAACGTCTTGTTTGGAAAGTTCGTCCAGTCGTCGCGGTTCATGCGAGCCAGAGGGATCTCGGTAGGATTGTTTGAGGCGTAGAACTCAACAACATTGAGCGTATTGCCGCCCGTCTCGCGCATGCGAAAATAATCCACCGGCACGGTTCCGTCGATGTCGTACCACTTCCACCGGCCAGCGGTGTAGACCGTAGAACCCGGAAGCAGACACGAAGTCCATGTGACGTCATCGTTTGACCATTCGAAGTTCAGATTGAAGGTGCCGGTCGTGGCCATCATTATGCCAACGGTCGTCACCTGAACGGCAGGTTGAGGGTCGTCGATTGGATCTGATCCGATGAACGAGATTTTGATGTTCCCATTGATCGACGTTTGGGTGCATGCGGTGTCGAGATCGCCATCGAACGCATATTCAACGATGCCACCGGCAGAGCTGTACTGCACCGGCCCATTTTGGCGCGTGAGCCAGCGATAGTTGGCGTTGAGGATGTCCATCGTTCCCTTTGAAGGGGTAACGACCGCCTGCCCTATGTACAGGGGCAGGATCTCTCTTTCGATGCACCAGAGCGGTACGCCAATGCTGCCAAGCGAGGACAACAACAGATAGAGGTTGTCTTTCGCAATCGAAATCATTTCGGACGTGACTTGCTGCGGCAGCATTCGACAGCGACGGAAGGCGTGATCAATCACCTTCATCGTGTTGAATTGCGTGGTGCTTACGGTTCCAGAAACAGCCATGATAATCCAGCCTCGCAGTCAAGATGGCCGCTCGCCTATTATAGCTGGAACTGCCGCGAAGCAAAACTACTTCTTCGCGGCCTTCCGAGCTTCGGAAAGGGCAATGGCAAGAGCTTGTTTAGGGTTGAAGACCTTCGGCCCAGACTTACTGCCTGAGTGAAGATCCCCCGCCTTGAACTCTTTCATCACCTTGGGAACCTTGTAGGCTCCGGCTTTGGGGATTTTCTTACCCATCATGCGAACTTACCCAATCCCCTGCCCATCGGAGCCTGCTGCTGCATACCCTGCTGGGTTGGCATGGGCTGCGGGCCGCCAAGAGGCTGACCAAGGCCCTGCTGCTGATAGGCGGCCATCTGCGCAGGCATCGCCTGTTGCGGAGCAGGCTGACCCATGTTTTGCCGCGCAAAAGCGGCCATCTGAGGCGGCATTTGAGACATAGCCTGCTGCTGACCCTGCGGCGACGTCTGGCCAAACAACTGACCTTGCTGGGCCTGCTGACCACCGAGCGCCTGACCAAGCCCCACCGGACCCTGCTGGCCCGGCATTCCCTGACCAGCGCGAGCCGCCTGAAACTGGGCCATCATCTGCTGCATCATCTGCGGAGACGGCTGCTGGCCCTGTTGCATGCCCGGAGGCATGGGCTGGCTACCGGAAAGCATGGTCTGTTGCGGCATCTGTCGCTGAGGCTCCGCCTGCTGCTGCATTTGCTGATATTTTTCAATCTCAGGCGGCGGCCTTAGCGGTTGACCGCTCATCGGGGCCAATCCCTGATTCTGCCCCTGCATCGAAGATCCAAGCGGGGTGCCGCTCAAATTCTGCTGCTGCATATTGGGGTTATAACCCGGTTGCTGCGAAGCGGTCATCGCCCGCTGCAAGTTAGCCATCTGCTGAGCCTGCGACATGGGCTTCCCAGCAGCCTGCGCAGCCATTGCCTGCTGGCGAGCAATCTGGCTGGGGGTGAGACGCTGCTGCTGCGCCATCTGGTTCAGAGCGCCTGTTTGCGTTGCGGGGCCACCATCAGCATACTTTTTGACCTCGCCGCCCTTCTTAAAAGGGACGTTGCCCTTCTTGGTGGCAGTGGTCGGCTTACCGTTCTTTTCACCGGGGTTCTTGTTTCCCTTGATGCCAAGGGTGCCTTCGGTTTTGACCATGCCGGTGCCGCCCTTGACGAAGCCGCCCTTCTTCATGCCGCCCGGCTGGATCATGGGGGCGGTAGGGGCAACAGGCATCTGGCGGCGCATCGGGGCCTTCACCGTGCGGCTCTGCATGACCTCTTCGCGCTGCATGCGCGGGGTTTCCATAGACTCATGTTTCATCATGGCGCGACGGCTGGGGTACATCTCGCCGGTCGCGGCCTCCTTCATGCCGCCCTTGGAGTAGTAGCCGCCGCTGGCCATCTTGGTCATGCCATCATTGCAGAGCCCAACCGTCTTACCGGCTGAGGAAAAATTGAAGTCTTTGACGTACATCGGGCCTTTTGCCATGACATGTCCCCTTAAGCTGTAGCGTAGGTTTTGATGCCCTCGATGACAATCGAGTACATATCACCGGCAGATGCGTCCAAAGTCGTGAAAGCCACGTTTCCTGTCTTCCCGGTCCCGGCGTTGTTTTGCAACCCGCCAAAATCAGAGAAATCCATGAAATAATTGGTGTTTTGCGGGAGCATCCACGCAAAAACATCAGTGGTTGCATCCCAAAGAATGCGAACCTCAAGACCGTGCGTCGTCGCCCAAATCCGATTGATCTTCACGCCATTGCAAGCCAACCCAAACGCATTGGGTGAAAGATTGGCCGGGATAATCTTGTTGACGGCAGTTTCACCAGTTCCATCAGAGATGTTGGTGAATTTCTGGATAACCAGACGCTCGCCGTCGAGCAGCGTCTGGGTGGCAACTGCATCAGCCATATCTACCTCCTGTGAAAATGAGGGCCAAAGCCCCCATTAAATTAAGCAATCGTCACGCCCTTGGAGCCGACAACCGCCCAACCAGTGGCAGTGTAGATCATGTAGACAGCATCGCCGACAGCCGTGAACGTGACGGTTGTAAAACCGATCTTCGTCGTCGGGGTCAGAACGGCGCTGCCACCATCAACAGTGTGAACGATAATCTTGATCTGACCGAGAGTGCCATTGGCAAGCGTCAGAGCCTGCGAAGCGCCAGTCGTGGTCAGGGAGGTGAGCATGTCCGTGATGTTCACAGCACCAGCGCCAGAAAGGCTCTGATTGCTGGCAAACACATCGCCAGTGATGTTGCCGGTGACATTGCCAGTGATGTTGCCGGTCACAGCGCCGATAAAACCATTCGTCGAAGTGACGGGACCGGAGAAAGTTGTTGAAGCCATTGTAGTATCCTCACATGCGAGATAGGCGCATCAGTCTGCATGTCGTCAGCCGGGGCTGTCTGATGCAC